GGCACCGTAAGCACACTTCTAAAATATGCTATTAGCTTATTACTATTATTTTTTTCTGCCATCTTATGTCAAGTCAGTGACAGATTTACCTTTTTCCCAAAATTTGCATGACCAATATCTTGCTTTGAACTTAGGACCTAAATCAGTATCGCATTGATGACGCGCTCTAAAGCTCTTGCGTCTTTCAGGATCATCTCTTTTAATCTCCATATTAGGATCACCAAACCCTAATCTAATGATATTACCTTTTTCGTTCTTTACATATACGTAGAACTTTTTCTTACCGTCATTCCCACGAAACGGTTTATTAAGAGTAACCTTTTTACCCTGATACTCACTCTCTTCAAATAGAAAAGAATCTTTGAAATTTAGCATAGTTCCCATATTAATGTAATGTATTTATTCTATTTATAATATATTACATTTTAATATTTGGCCCATTTGCAGTTTTTCCATTTACTTTGTTCGACCCATCGTATAAATATGCCGCGCTCTCGACCATGAGCTTCAATCTCCCATGGGCAATCATAATAATGCGTTTTCATATGATTTATATCTTTACCATTCCATTTACAGATAGATAATGAGTCAGTGTCCTTTAACTCTCCTCTAGCAAACTGTTTCACGTGAACCATTTCATGCGCAACAGTTTGAAGCATATCATGTTTTGATTGTGAAGAATCAATTCGTATTGTAAAATGCCTAGGCATATATGAACTATCTTCCCAAACACAATCTCCTACTACATCTTCTTTTTCTTTTAAATTTTTAATCAACGAAATGTCAACCTCCAATTTATTGCTATTTCGTAATCGCGGAGCTAAAATGCTAAGAGAAAAATAGCCGATATCTTCTGCCATCTCTCTATTAGATATTGTTGAGCCTTTAACGCAAATAAACATTAGATTTTAAATGCTGAGAAGTCTGATTGTGGAATAGCGCTATTTTGAGAAGTGCTGTCGCTTGATAAAACTTGGGCAGAATCCTCTAAATCGTATAATCTCATTTTAGATCGATCAATTCCAACACAAAATCTCTTATGTTGTGTTGGATCATTATATCGATTTTTTAGTTGTTTTATCATTACTTGATTCATACCTTCAAGTTGCTCTGTAGATATAAGGGCAATCATTAAGTCAGCTGTTGCTGGAAGACCAAACGACTCAGATGTATCTGTAATCTCTACGTCAGAATTACCAAATCCAGTACGAGTAACTTGAGTAGCAGACCAAATAGGTACATTATACTCAACTGCAAGACCACGAATTTCTTCAGCAATTGCTTTAATCATAGAATATGTATTAATAGATCCACCTAATCCTTTAATTCTAGAACTAGAACAAATATTCAAGTAATCAATATAGATGACATCTGGAAGAAATTTCTTTTTCATCTTTAACTCACTTAAGAGAGAACGAAAGTGACCAACGTGTGCAACTGCTGTAGGATATTCTTTAATGATTAATTTACCATGTGTCTTTTTATTTACAAGATGTGCTTTGTTAATAAAAGCATCCTTACTTAAGTCTGTAAGAGTTGCTATATCTACGTCAAACAGATTGGCATCAATACGTTCAGCGATCTTCTCTTCAGCCATCTCAAGAGTAATATATAACACATTTTTCCCTTGTGCAAGAGCATCTGCAGCAAAGTGACACATCGCAAGAGATTTTCCAACCCCAGTCCCAGCTAATATGATGTTAAGAGACTTCTTTGGTACACCGCCTTTAGTAATGGTATTAAGAAGTTCGATATTAAATGGAATCTTATCTTCTTTTTGATGATAAAACTCATATCGTTGTTCAGCATTTTCAAAATAATCGTGACCAACATTTGTGTCAAACGTGACCGATAGGGCCTTGGTCAAAATATCAGGAATTGCTCCTTCAGCCCTATCGGTTTTGCCATCAACAATGGATATTGACTCCATCAGTGCAAGATATACCGCTCTATCTTTACACCACTTTTCAGTTGATTCTATTAGCCACTCTAATTCAACCTTATTATCTTCATGAAGTGTTTTAATTAGAGCAAGTGCATCATTTGCTATTGGACGATTACTATATTCAGATTCTTGAAATTCGAGTTCAAGAATAGTCGGTGTTGGCAACTTATTATACTTAGTAACAAACTTTAAGAATAGATCATAGACTGCTTTATGTTGATCCTCAAAATATTCCTTTTTAATATGAGGAAGAGCCTTTCTAAGGAATGCTTCATTATTCGTCAATGATTTCAGTATTATCGTCTGTATGTCTTGCATTACCAATTTGTGCTGTTTGATCTTCTAATATTTCTGTTAATATATCTCCGATATAATCTCGGAACTCATCGCTTTCTTCAAGCTCTTCTTTTGAATATGGAGGTGGAACTTCTTCAATAACATAATTGAATTTAAGACGTGCTAAGTCATTTTCAACATCTTCTTCAATAGTAACTGCACCATACGTATATATTACATTGTTATATAATCCTTGTACAATCTTTAATGAATAAAGTTCAGAATCCTTTTTTTCTACAAAGATGTATTTTTTATTATTCATCTTCTTCGATTTTATTAATGTCATCATCACCCAATATAGATCTATATGCAACCTTATATCGTTCTTCAATAACCTTTGCGAAATTAGTATTGTTTAGAATGTTATTCCAAAAATCTTTATTCAATGTGTCTTTCATACGAACATTGCCAGAGAGTTCTTCTCCTGTTTCTGGATTCTTTGCCATATACCAACCATTCTTTGGTTTGACAACGTGACCAGTTTCAATAGCAACTTCAGTAAGACCTGACCATTTTTCAATACCACCTTCCCAAGATACCGAAATAGGAATCTTAGACTTCTCTTTAACGAATCGTGATTTTTCAATGTTAATTACAAAGTCATACCCTGTAACCTCAGTGCCAGTTTTTTCTTGTCGACGACCAATAATCCATACATTATCGGCAGAATACATCACCCCAGTTCCACCTGAAACAACTGCCTTTGGAAACATTCCTTGCTCCATATATGTGTGATTGATTGCTAAAAGTGGAACATCATTCAATGTCAGCATCGGAGTAATCATGCGAAATAGACCCTTCAGTGCTTTAGCACGAGTCATATCTGCGACAGACTTCATATTCTCAGCATCTTCGACCTCTTTCTTCGAAGCGATATTACCAACAGAATCGATCACAACAATTACCTTATCATCACGACTAATTTCATTTAATTGGTGAACAAGATCAAATTTAAGCTCTTCAATATTTGTAACTGGTGTATGAAGAACACGAGATGTATCAATATCAAATGCCTCAAAATATGATTGTGGTGAACCAAACTCTGAATCATAAAAGAGCAGTACTGCATCACTATGCTTTTTTAGATATGATGATGCCATAAGTAGAGCAAATGATGTTTTGAAGTGTTTTGATGGTCCAGCAAGGACAGTAAGTCCTGAAGCTAATCCACCGTTTATACTTCCAGATAAAGCGACATTTACCATAGGAACCGCTGTAGTAGTAAGCTCCTTTTCTCTGAATAATTTAGAGTCAGATAGCACATCTGTGCCAGCAACTCGGCTTGATTTTTTTAGTTTTTCTAGTAGTGACATAATTTTATTTATTTTTGTATAAAGCAAACGTAAATGCTAAAGTAATTATCAATAGCATTACAACTTGCAAAAATATTTCAAGGTTTATAAGAAAGGTTTGCATCTTTTAAGTTAAGGTTTAATTATAACATAAATGTGAGCGTTTGTAAAGCTTTATCTATGTAAAGAATAGATCTAAGTTACCAACTTCAATCGTTGGTTCGGTCCATTCTTTACCCTGCCAGTGCGGGTATGACGCGCGAGAAAGATGTACAGATTGCGGTTTTTCCATTACATCAAAGCTAAGTTCTCCAGAATGATTTTTTAGTGGACCGGTCCATTCGAATACATCAGTATTTAACTTAAGCTGTGAGATAAAAGCTTCTCTTACATCATTTCGTTCTTGCCATGATCCAAAAAATGGTGTTCCTTTATACCAACCTGTCTTAGGAACTTTACGTGATTCATTCTCAATTGGAAGAGGCTCATACGCAAGAGTCTTAACGTTTAGTTTTTTTGATATACGATCGAGTTCCGCTGAATATCTATCTGCCAACTTCTTTGCTTCTAAAAGCGAATCTTCGAATCTGCACAGATGGTGTCGAATATCAATGTTACCAAAGTATGTTTCGATAATATCATATTCGCCATTGTCTGGCAGAAAGGTTTCAAACCCTCTATTAATTGATCCATGTAAAGTTGAAAACGGTCGAGACACATTTTCCCATTTCGGACGATACATACAAATAGCGTGACTATCTCCAATTGCAATATTGCGATATCGTTTAATCATATTTGGATCAACTGTCTCAGTAGCGTATTTCTGTAAGTTTTTTAGATTGTTCCAGTCAACTTCATCCCATATAAGATTAGCCTTTGTGAGACGATCTTCAAACATTGATGCATAGTCAGGAAAATCAATCATGATAGAAGTTATCTTACCCTTAAATTTTGATAGAGCAACTAAGAACCTTTTGTTTGGATATGCTTGAATTCCTCCAAACAGATTGAGATTGCCACTCCAATCACTTCCGTGATAAAAGAAAATTTCATCATAAGGACTATAATCTACAACTTTATCAGACACTAGATTGATAGTCACATCATATCCAGCTTCTCTTAATTGATCAGCATAGATAATAGCCTGTGCTGCTTTATGTGAATGAATCTTATTTGAAATAGGACCTAAACCAGTTAATAATATTTTATTCATCTTTTTTCCACTTTCTATAAGAATCGATTCTATCGTAAATTGATTCGTCTTCTAATTCGGGTTCAGTTCCAACATTCCAAAAAAGAATGTCTCTTCCAGTATTTTTGGGAATATATTTCCATGCTTTGCCATCATATGTATTTACAGATGGAAATGGAGTAAGATCTTCTTTAATTGATGTGGTAAAGGGTAAAGGATGTGAGATAATATTTTCATGGCCGATTTCACCTTGTTTCATATTACGTGATACTGCAACACAGTGGAACTTAGCGTTTGGCCATGCGATTTGTAAAGCTCGATGTAGAACACCAGTTGATATTACAGTCCAAACTTCCTCTGGTTCTGGGATTTGAGATGCAACTTTTACAAATCCTGCTGTAACCATATAATGCTTTAACCCAAGGGGAATAAAACAACTATCTTCATTTTCATCTGCCCATTTTTTAGCGATCGCATTTAGATTTGGCATTGCAGCAATACGATGAAATTCATAGTCTGCACCTCTCTCAATACAACACGCTTGGTGATGTGAGATTCTCTTCGATGAAGGCATGAATAGCTTTACCTTTTTACCATGACGTTTTGCAACATCTAAAATAGATACTCCAGCTAATCCAGTTCGAGGCTGAACATATACAAGAGTTTTTGATTTAATACTCGATATAAGACAATCACCACCTCGTACTTTACTACCAACAATAAGATCGTCTCGAACAACTCGCACTCCTTCGTGATTCGTAATAACTGGCTTTGGATTAGGATCTTCCCAATCTTTTGCCAAATTTAAATAATATTCTCGAGCCTCGTGTCGACTACTTACTCCTTCGAATAATAAGCAGTCAATGTCTTTATTCGAATTGTCTATTATGTGTTTATTATGAGCCATTAATTATATAATTATACCGTATATTAGATGTTAAGTACATTCTTTTTTGAGTGAAAACGACTTTGGATAAACCCATTCATATGGGATTTTCTTAGTAGTTCCCTTTATGCCATGTCGAATAAAGAGATGTTTGCACCACATACATGCCTTATCTTCGATATTAATATTGTATTGACGCTTCATTGGATTATCTGGATGGGCTGCGACCTCATTGAATTGGCGAACAAGCTCTTTCGCTGGATCATTGATTGGTGTATATGATCCAGTCGATTCATCTAATTCAAACTTTGTTTTACCAAATAGGTTTTTACCTCCAAAGAGTTGCCACAATCCATAGAATGATAATGTACCTGGAGTAACCCATGATTCTGGATCTACTAAATCAGGACGAGCCATTGCAATATGACGAGAAAGATTCTTAAATGGATACATCACATTTCTAAAACCAAACTTCTTTTTTGTATGACGTTCTAACTTAGACGCTAACTCCATCATCGTAAGTTTTCTATCAGATTCTAGAATCGAATAGCAATCTTCTGCAATTTGTTGAGGAACTTCACATAACCAGTTTCGTACGATAGTTCCCTTTGGATAGTAGATCTGAAAAAGATCAGAGCGAGCATGCCTTTCAGTTTCAAACCGAGTCTTCATGGCTTCGATACCATAATCACGTAATGCTCTAAACGTTAACCAATGCTCGTTACTGAATGACCATACGATAGTGTGATGCAAAAGAGTTTTTAGATCTTTCTCATTCTTCATCTCATCTACGTATGGCATTTCATCCCAATGTAATCGATGAGAGAACTGCTGTGGATTTGCTTTAAGAAGTGGTTCCTCTCTTACATCATACGCTCTACAAAACTCAAAGAACTTTTGAAAACGTTCTTCGAGAGTATAATTCTCTAATAGGCAATTTGTTGGTTTACCCTTTTTAAGAATCGGTTCAGATGAATTA